ACCTCCACGCCGTCCACCGTCAGCTTGATCGTGCTGGATGTCGATCCGTTGGTCACGCTCAAGCTGATGCTGTCCAGCTTCTGGTCAATAATGGACTTCTGCTCATTTCCGTCCGCGTCCGTCCCGCCGTAAATGGACAATCGGATCTCGTCGATGGTCTGGTCAATTTCAGATTTCTGCTGCGTTAGCTCGTTGGACACTTCTAAGCGGATTTCTTCGGAGGTTTTGGTGATACTGGAGCGCACAGATGCAATTTCTCTGGAAAACGCCCTCTGGGTCGAGCTGGTGTAGGGGTACTCGTGATCCAGGGTACTCTCCCCCGGTGCCGCCACTTCTGACATATGGCCCGCGCCGAACGTCAGCTTCTGGTAGGCCAGCATGGAGTAGATACCGCCGACCGTGATCCCATCGCCCAATTCGCTGTCGATGGGCAGCGCCCCGTTTTCAGCCCGGAAGCCCTGATAGGTCTTGCCCTGTAGCTTTGCCAGAAGGTCATCCGCCATAGCTTGACTGCCCCAAGAGCAGTCCACGTCCAGCACATAACCGCTGTCATCCCCAGCCCGGTACTCTTGGCTGTCGTCCACCGCCACGGACACGCCTGTAACAGGGCCAAGGGTGTCATATTCCTGAAAGCTGGATACCTTTTGCCCTAAAAATTGTTTTGCGTTCATACCAGTATCCTCACACCCCCAAAGGTGATTGCGTCTCCATCTTCACGCACCAGATAATGTGTTTCGTCCGGTACAGAAGTAAACAGCGGCACAAGAAGCAGTTCCCCGGCGTTGGTTATGATCCAGTTGCCGCCATCAGCTGCCGCAATTTCACACAGCACCTGTCGCATGGTCTTTTCTCCGTTTTCGTCAATGGGATAGGCCACCGGGTATTTGCTGGATAGGACGGTTCGGCTGTCGATCGCTACACCAATCCGCCCAGCAATGTCCTGAACGGAATCGTCCTGACTCTTGGGCCAGTTATCGGTGTTGTAATCGCTGGTCAGCCAGGTCGCTTCGCCTTTCAACATTGCGTCATAGGCCACGATGGACATCAGCCCATTGGACATTTCTCTGGTGTCCATATAGAACACGCCTAACTGCGTCCATGGGTCAGAGCTTTCCTTTCGGGCATATGGGATGATCTTTGCCATTCGAGGGATCGTCGATGTGGGCCACAGGGAGATGTCCAATTCTGCGGAACAGGCATTGCCCACGGACAACTTATCGAACAGGGGGCGCTCGATGGCACAGGACTGGATATCCTTCATCCCATACATGGTGCCGCCGATGTCCACTTGGTATTCCACGAAAGCGCCCCCTTTACTTCTCGATCAGCGGGAATGTGATGCCCGTCCACAACTCCGTCCCGTCCCGGCGCTTGATAAGGTACTGCGCCGGGTTGTTGTTTGAGTACATGGTTTTCGTCACGGTGCCGCCCTTCTGTGGGTCGTAATATCTCACCGTGACCCACTCAGGCATAATTGCGGACAGGACGGTAGCGGTCTGTTTGCTGGTCAGGGGCTTGCACGTCACGTCCAGCCTGACCTTGGTCGTGACCCGATTGCGCCGCAGATCGCCCGTCAGGTCACGACCGGCCCCCTCGCCGTCCATATCCTCCCGCTGCCATTTCAGCCCGCCATACGCAATGAAGGGGACGATATCGACCCCATCTATTTCCAAAGTCATCAATACCGCCCCCTCTTATGCGTTTTGTAATGTCTTTCCGTACATCCGATTCTGCCGGTTCTGTACGTCAGTTGTCCGACTGCCCACCTTCACGCCGTCCAGGTACACATCCCCGCTGTTGGCGTTGATCGCGGAGATGATTTGGGTAGCCATAGCGTAGATCGCGGATACAACGTTTTCGTTGGACGCTTCCATATCCGCCGAAAAGCTCTCTGCCGCGCTCTGCTGACGCCCATATGGGTTCGGGTTGTCGCTTTCGTCGCGTTTGAGTGTGAAGCTCTCTTTTGCGGAAACCACTAACCCGTCCTGATCGGACAGATCCAGGGCGTTCTTCATGTTCCCGGCCAGGTCGGATACCGCATTGACGGCTAAATAGGCGTTGCTCCTGATGCCCTTTGCCATGGTCTCCAACATATCAGGCATATAGGTGTGGAAGTCGCTCAGTGGCCCAATGTCCGGCTCGGAGAAGTGCAGGAAGCTACTGATCTTGCTTGCGATATTGCTTGCGGCGCTCGTAACTGAACTAATAGCGTTATTGATGCCCTTCGCAATATTTTTGCAAATATCGCTGCCCCAGCTTGTGGCGTTGGTAACAATCTGATCCCAGATGTCGGCAATGGAATTCTTCACATCACCGAACTTCTTCTTTGCTGTGTCGTTGACATCGACCCAAGCGTCGCTTAGATGCTTCTTGATATTGTTCCACTTGGTGTCAGAGTCTGAACTGGTGTCGTTCCATGCGTCACCGATTTCGCTCTTGACCGATTCAAACTTATCAGATGCGGTCTTCTTGACGCTTTCCCAGGTTGTTCCAAGGGACGAGCTAATTCCGCTCCACTCCTTCGATGTGTCGCTGTCCGTATCGTCCCAAGTTCCGGTGATCTTGTCCTTGATGTCCTTGAACTTGTTCGACGCCGTGGTTTTGATACCTTCCCAGGTATCTCCGACATTGGACTTGATGGTTTCCCACTTCTCGGAAGTGTTTTCCTTGATCTCGTCCCACTTGCCTTGCACGGTTTCCTTGATGCCCGATAGCTTTTCCCCAAAGAAGCCCGTGATGCTGCCCCAGGTGTCGGAGATGCCGTTCAGAAGACCGTCGATCAGGTTCTCACCGATTTCAGCAAATACAGTGGACGGGGAGTGAATACCGAATAGATTTTTGACCCAGTTTACGATTGGGTCTATTAAATGCTCGCTGAGCCAAGCACCGATCCCACCGCCAGAAGACAGCTTTTCACCGATCCCCTCCAGGATACCAGCGACGATATTCGCACCGATGTCGAGGAAGGTTTTTACCTTCAAGGTCTTTAGTTCCAGTTTTGCCTTAAACGCTGCTACGATCAGCTGCGCCGCGCTTTCCACAAGAGATGCCCAATCTACATCGTCAAGGCCATTTTTGATCTGACTCCACGCCTCATCCCAATCGACCTCTTCGAGCGCGGTAGAAATGCCGTCCATCAGGCCGATTGCCAGATCTGCCGCTCCCGTGAAGAACGTGACCCAATCGAACTCGGAAATAAACTTGTTGATACCCATGCCGATTGCCATTCCGACCCGCTTAAAGTCGAATCCGCTTTCGCCGTCGGAGCCTTCAACAAAGGTTGCCAGAGCTTCAAACACACCGTTCAACGCGTCCGCGAGGGTTTTTGCCAGCTCCATGAAGAAACCGGGCCAGTTCAGGTCATTCAGGAATGTAGCTACCTTTTGACCGATTTCGGGCCACGGGATCGTCTCAAGAAGGGTTTGCGCTTCACAGAAAAGACCTCGCATAAGCCTGTTGATTGCTTCCGATGCGTCTTTCGTGTCGAATTCGTCAAACAGAGTTTTGATCGCATTGCCGATAGCGGAACCGATCTGGCCCCAGTTGTAGCTCCCGACAAAGGCGATAATTCCGTCGAACAGGCCGTTGAGCAGCGCTGCGAGGACGTTTGCCAGCTCGTTGAAGATGTCTTCCCAGCCAATGTTGTTCAGCAGTTCGGCAATGTCCTCACCGATCGCCGCCCAATGGATACCCTTGATAGCGGTTTCCAGCGTCTCGAACAATCCGGTGATCGCAAGGGTGATGGTCTGCCCCAGTTTGGCCCAATCGATCTCCTCAAACCACCCGTTGATTGCGTCGGCAATGCCCTGCCCGATCTTTGACCACAAGCCGGTCTCCCACGCCTCGGTCACAAAGCCGTAGACAAGATTCACCAGAGCGTTCCACTTTGCGGCTAAAGTTTTTCCAAGCTGTTCAAAGTCCACCCCGTCGAACAGGCCGTTGAAGAAATCCGCAAGTTTGACGCCAAGGCCTTCAAAGTTGAAGTTCTTCAAGAACCCATATGCCGCATCCAGCGCATTGTTTATCTTCTCTCCAAGGGTTTTGCCCCAAGAGTAAGAATCCCACTGGTCGATCAGGCCATTGAGCTTTTCCGCCAGAATCTTTCCAGCTCCGTACCAATCGCCGTTTTCGATCGCCTTTTTGATCTCTGCTGCAAAATCGGAGATGTCGCTGGGCACTTCCACCTCCTCAAACATGGAACTGTAGTCCGTGCCGGTGCCATTTCCAGAAGATGAATCATCCAGAATGGTCAGCTCGTCGATGCCCAACAGAAACTTCTTGGTCGCTGCCGCCGCGTCATTTGCCGCATCTGCATATTCCGTGGCCTGTTTCTTTGCCTGGGTGTAGGTGGACTTCCCGGTCAGAGCTGCAAACACTTTTCCAATAATGTTCAGCAATGCCACAAACTTGTCGATCAGATAGTCCACAGCCGGGGCCACAGCTTCGATCAAAGGAGCTGCCATAGCTCCGAGGCTGTTTTTCAGGTATTGCGCGCTGGTCGCCAGCTTATCCATGGAGGGCGCGAACGACGTGTTGACCAGTTTGCTGTACTGGTACAGGTTATCGATGCCCTCTTTGAAGCTGTCCGTCACCAGCTTGATTGCGGTGCGTACCGCCCGGTAAAACGCGATTCTTGCAATGGAGCGCCCAAGGGTTTTCAGCTTGGAGAACGCTTTTTCAAACGGAGAGATAATATTGCTTTTGATGTTTGACGAAATGGTTTTCGACAGGTTCTTAAGAGGGGACGTCAGCCCGTTTAATATGGATTTGCCGATTTTCTTAAAGTCAATTTTCTTGACCATATCGACAAATACGTTCTTGATTTCTTTCGCTGGGCCAAGCAGAGAGTTCAACGCATATCGGAATGTTTTGACGTCTTTCCCAAGCCGCGGGAATATAACCATCAGAGTGGCAAGAGCGTTTTTTGCTTTATCGGTTACGTTCTCTTCCGAGAATGTAGTCCAGATGGATTTCGTCTCGTCCAGTTCTTTCCGCGTCTCTTTGATCTTTTTCTTGATCTCGTCGATGATTCCCTTAACGATGGTAAACGCAGTTCCGATAGCTCCTATAGCCGTGCTTACTTCCGGGGCAACCGACGCAAAAGCCTGTTTCAAAACGCTGGTTGTCTTAATAAAAATATTCTCGGAGGACGCGACCTCCGTTACAAGGTTCCCATATGTTTCAGCAATCTCATTGATTTTGTTTCCTACTGCGGTAAACGACTTTTCCAGGGTGTTTGACGCATTTCTCATAGGTTCCACGTCGAACGTCCCGCCGCTTATATTCGTTCCGCCGCTTGCATCCACGATTGGGAACGTACCGCTGCCGGAAGATATCTTTGCACCACCGCCCGTAGCTACCTTGATCGCCGCAGAAAACCCGCTCAAATCGACGTTGGACAGTCGCTGGAGGGAGCGGGTCATGTCGTCCAGATTCTGCCGCGCCTCCGGGGTGATAGTCTCCACGGCTTCCCCGATCTGCTTTAACCGCTCTGGAAGGGACTTGGGCAAGCTGATGTTTCTCGCGTCGGACAGGCTTTTCAGCACAGTGGCCAGGTTGCCTAACTTCTTGCTGGAAGACGCCAGACCCTCGGTGGCTTCTTTCAACTCATTCAGGCGCTTGGCTAATGCGGAAAACCCACTGCCGCTGCCTTTGACCACGTTTTTCATCGCTTGCAGAGATTCGACCAGCTTGTCGATGTTCTCCGTAGAGTTCTTGGATACGTCCTCTACCTCGATTTGCAGGGTGTCTACGGTATATTCAGCCATGTTTACTCACCACCTTGCTTCTTCCCCCAGCTCCGCCCCGCTCTGACCATGCTTTGCATATAGAGCTTTGCAATGATCCGGTCGCGTTCTTCCTGGTCTTCAATTTCTTTTTGCGTTTTCTCTTTCCCAAAACCGTAAGGCTCTCCCGGATATTTCACTTCCGGCGACCCGGATTTTCGGAAAGCGTTTGCCAGAGACACGGAAACCGCGTCGTAGACATACAGCCCATTCAGCCACGCGGTTTCGTTCAGCCGCTTTTGCCTCAGCTTCTCTGCTTCGAGAAATGCCCACTCTACCCAATAGTTGCTCCGCCAATACTGGTCGTAAGTCATGCCTATTGACAGATAGAATGGGCAGTCTCTCTCAAACAGAGCCGCGTACGACCCAGGAGCGCTTACAGCTCCAGGGTCACGCTGCCGTTTTTTTCTGCTTCCTCGTCCGTCTGGATGGTCTGGTGTGCCTGGGCCTGCTGGTACAGGTAGATCAGCCGCTTCAGCAGAGAATCGGGCATACCGCCCCACTTCTCCAAGATCTTGTCCGTCTTCTCGCGGGGCATACTCCGATTGTGCATACGGAACGAGTAGTAAAACAGGTCATACACGCCGGTCTTAGGGAAGGTCAGAGCCTTCTCCAGCTCAAACCCGCGGTTCTCCGCAAAGACAATACTCTCCTTGCAGAAGTCCAGTTCGTACTTGATGCCCGTGTCGTTGTCCGTGATAAAGGCAGGCTTAATGCGCTCGTCCAGCGCGGTCACATTCTCGCTCATCTTCTACCTCCATCAAATCCCGGACGACGCGGTGGTGGGCTTATCCGCCTGAACCGGCGCGCTGTTGGGGGTGATGTACAGGGTGGTCTCCAGCATCGAACCCACAGTAGCCTCGTTAAAGCCGATGGGGGCAGGCTCGCCGACGTAATAGGTGGCAGTGGTCAGCTTGGGGTGGACAATGGCAAACCACATGGACTTGCCCGCCGCCGTCGCCGTCTCGTACTCCTCCATCAGGTCGTCCCAGAAGTCGATCAAATCTTCCGTCAGGTTCGCGCTGTACTCCAGTGCGCCGCCCAGATCTTTCAGGCCCTGGATGTAGGTCATGTACTCGGTCTCTTGCAGGGTGGTGCTGTCGATGGTGTTCGGGGCCGGGTTGAAGCTGGGCATAGACTTGATCTCGGGGATCACCTTATAGCCGGTGGTGGGCCGGGTACCGGCGGTAGTCTCCACGGCGTACTGTAATGTCATGCCAGCGGTAGAAATTCTCTCAGACATTTCATTCACTCCTTCTAATCGCTCGTTTTTTACTTAACCTGGATATACATAAAACTGCTCGATGGTCTCTGTGCCGTCCTCGCTTTTGGATGTCACAAGCTCCACCGTGCCGCTATACCGCACATTCATGCGGTAGATGGTGGCGTCTTGCAGATTGCTGATCGGGTTCGCCACACTGCGTCGAAACCCCATGCCGTCGAATACGCTGTTCAGGGCGTTCACAATGTCCTTGACCACGGACTTTTTAAAGCCCACGGTGTTGTCGTACACGTCCACAGCGAACATCACGTCCACAGCGTTTTCGATCTTCTCGAAGGTCATTCCCCTGGAGTTCACGCTGTTGCTCTCTTGGACGATACTGACGGCGGGGAACCGGGGCGGTGAGTCGATGTATTCACCGGTCACATAGATACCTGGAAACTGCTCCCGCAGGGCGGTTGCCACTTTGTCAAATATGAAACTCTCAATGTCGATCACTTGGAACCGCCCTCCATCTCGGATTTCGCAATGTCCTCCACGCTCTGACGTAACAGCTTTGCGGTCTCGTACATGAACGGTCTGTGCGGCATACCCTTTGTCCAGTGGTACTTTCCATCCTTGCCCGGATACCACCAACCGGCTTCCCCGTGTTCGTTCACGTCGTACCGCCACCCGCCTGGATAGCTCCCTGCTTCCGGGTGAGGTGAACCAGCGCCTACAATGCCCGTGCCGTACTCCACATAGGCGCTGTGGCCCGACGTGGAGTGGATCGCACCTTTCTTCCCCTCTGCCGTGGCCACAATTCCGTCGTACAGGTCGCCGCTGTCGTAGGCCCCCATGTAGCTCACGAGGTCTTTCGCCTGCTGCGCCCCGTCCTCCGCCATGCGTTTGACCACCTTCGGCCCAAGGTCTTGTACCTGCTTCTGGTAGGCTTTCAGGTCCTTGATAGCCTGTTCGATGGAGGATGTGCTGAGGTTAAACTTGATCGTCGGCACTCTGCGTCACCGCCTGTCGCGCCTGGTACTGGCTGATGGTCACGTTCTGGATCGCGTAGCTGATGGTGTTCTTCCACGGGGACTTGCGCTTCACGACGGCGTTATATGCGCCGCTTGTGTCTGCCCCGTCCAGCCACAGCACGGAATCCTCTGCAATCTCACAGTCGGTGTCGCTGGTGGTCATGGTGCGGTCGTAGTCCAGCAGCGTCCCGAACTGCTCCACCTCAGAGCTGCCCTTGTTGGGGGACACGCACAGCAGGGCGGATTTCAGTTCACTGTAGATCGGCACATAGCTGCCCGTGGCGTTGCCGTACTGGTCTACGATCTCCCGCTGACCCTCGTAGGTCTTGAAGAAAACCGGGGTCACGTTGCGCTGTAGGTTCCTCATAGAATGACCACCTTCGGAACCACCTCGGACAAAAGCTGCTCCGACACCCAGGAGGATTCATAAGTCCTCGCAATGCCGTTTTCACTGTGGGACTTCTCCCCCTCTGCCCCGGACTTGTTGTACAGGTCGAGGGCGATGCGGTATTGCAGGTCGGTGTATCTCGGCTCCAGCTCGTCCGGCCAGTCGCCGAAAGGATAGCGTCTGGACTGGATCGCGGCCTTTGCGCTCTCCATGCAGTCAAGCAAGATGTTTTCATCCGCTTCGCCCGTTCTTAACTTCAAGCGCTCCAGCATATCCATTCCAGACGCTCCTTTCGGTTCTTACTCAGTGGTTTTCTTCGCTCTGCCGCGCTTGGCGGGGGCTTCCTGAACAGTTACCTGTTCGCCCTCGCCATTTGGCGCGACATCCTCTAACTTGGTCACGGTCTCAGGGGCGGGCTTCTCGCCGCTCCAGTGGCGGTGAAGCATCATTCCCATATCTGCTTCCTCCCGCTATCAGGAGGCCTTCTTGACCAGCTTGATCGCGTTGGAGGGCTTGTACAGGTAGGGGGCGAACAGCTTGCTGCCCACGATGACGTTGGACTGGTTGACCACGTCGCGGTCGGTCTCAACCAGCACGTCGCGCTTCATGAACAGAGCCAGAGCGCCGGGCTTCACGATGTGGTAGGTGTCGGTCACGCGCTCGGACACGATGATCTGAACGCCATAGGCCATGCCCACGCTGCCCTGGATCAACAGACCGGCGGCGATGTCAGAAGCGGGAACCCAGCTCTTGACGTTGACCAGCTCGGCGTAGGCGTCGGGGTCGACGATGATGACCTTCTCGCCGGTGATCTCCTCGCCGAACTTCTTCAGAGCATAGGGGATCTCGGCGGGGTCAAAGGTGGAGCTGGCCAGGTTGTAAACGTTCTTGTCGTTTCCGTCCAGAGCGCCCAGCAGCATATTGTCCACCTTGGACGCGATGGAGGTGACGATCTGGGTGGTTGCCTCGTTGATGGGGTCGCCATAGCCGGACAGGATCGCCTCGTCGGTCAGGGTCACGCCCAGGCCGATCTTCTTGATCTGCACCTGCTTGGTCTTCTCGGACAGCTTCTTGATGGGGATGTCGTTGCCCTCAGTGACTTCCTCCGCATCGCCCAGAGCTTCGAAATAAGGCAGGGTCACGGTGTCACCGGCGCGGCCCTGGAGGGCGTAGTCGATGGTGGCCAGGGGGGCGAACACGATGTTCTTGTACAGCTTCTCGTTGATCATGTCCCCGATGACCTGGGGGTTAAAGAGGTCGGCAAGGTAGGTGCCGGTGGTGGTATTCAGTGCCATTGCTTAATCAATCCTTTCTCAATGCGTAAGTTTCTTGTAGGTGTCAGGGTATTTCGTCGCAAAGGCCACTCGCTCGGTGTAGTTCATCTCCGCGAGCTGTTCCTTTGTGATGGTGGGCGCGTCGTCACCAGCGCCGGGGGCGGGGATCTTGCCGTACTCCATGCGCAGCTTCTTTTCCTTTGCCGTCCACGCCTTGGAGAGCTCGTCGATCACCGCGTCCGCGTCCTCTGCGCCGTACAGGGCTTCGGCAATCGCGGTGGAAACGGTCTCGTCGCCGGTAAAGGCAATGATCCGCTTGGCCTTCTCCCCCACGGCGGCCTTCTTACGCAGCTCTTTCAGCTCGTTTTCGATAGCCTCTTGCCGCTCCTTTTCCTCCTCTGCCCGTGCATCCTCGGCGGACTGGAGGGAACGGATCTTGCGCTTCTGCTCTGCCGCCTCTTTCGTGGCCTTGTCCAGAGCCGCTTTCAGTCGGGCTACCTCGGCGCTCTGTGCGGCGTTGACGGCGGCGGTGTCGGGCTCCGGCGCAGTCTCAGGGGTGGGGTTGGCAGGCTCGGTGGCGGTCTCTACGGTCTCTTCGGTGGTGGTACTGGTGATGGTCTCGTCCATGTGAATTACTCCTTTGTGGTTTGTTTAGTAGGGCTTCTCTGCCCCCCGTAATGTTGCGTTTGTTGTCCCGGTTCTCTCCGGGTTTGCGATTAACGTCTTCTCTGACGTATCTCCAAACGGCCGTAAGGCCGGTTGAATTCAAATAAAAAAGGGCCAACCTGTAAGAATTCCTTACAAGTTGGCCCAATCGCCCTTGCTCAGTGCCAATTCACTGAGTGCTATATTTAATTGTTTTCTTGACTTCCAGGACGATATATCCATCGCCCTTTCGCCGGACTTCCACGTCGTTACCGCGTTTGATGATGTCTTTTATGGTCTGTAAGATGGTCTTTTCGTCCAATCTAACCCTCCAAAACCGGCCTATACCAGCATCTACAATTCCAATGCTCTTTCGGCGGTGCGCTGTCGATGGGGTAAATCTGCCCGTCCTTTTCGTCACAGTCACCGCACACCCGGTTATCGTGCTGCGTGACCCATTCCACTTTCTTCACTCCAGCGTCCTTGTACGCTTTCAACAGGGCCGCGTCGGTCACTTCTACAGCGTATTCAGAGGTCATTCTTGACCAGTGGTGCAGAGCTGTCTTATATGCCCTTCCGCTATCCATCCCGGACAGCAGCGCGTCGGCCAGATAGTCCCGCTTGCGGTCTACCTCGTCGGTGTAGCGGTAGCCGGTGATTGGCGAATACTCAAACAGGTAATCTTCGATCCAATCTTCATCCGGGGCGTCTTCCCCATGCACCTCTGCGTCCCGGTAAACCAGCGCGGCAAGCTCCAGAAAGGCTTTCCGCACATCGCTGTCCAAAGAGCGGTAGAGGGCTTGACAGGATGTGACGATGGATAACTCGTCCACGTCCAGCAGATTCAGCCCCTTACCGGCGCTTTTTGCTTTGATTTGCGCCGTCCGAAACCGGCGTATCGTTTTCTGATTCAGAATCGTTATCGCCGCGTCCGCTGGACTGTACGGGTTCGTTTTGCTGTCCGCCACTGTTATTCACCGCCGTTTGCTTATTCAGCTCGTCCGCAAGATGCTGGTTCAGCTTTTCATCCTGCTTGTCCTGATAGTCCTCATACACCGTAGCGGCGCTCTCCGGGTCTACCACCACGCCAGAGATCGTAAACGCCTGGATCGGCGGCGCACCAGCCGCAATCAGAGAAGTGAAGGACTGTACCTTGGTCAGCTTGTCCTCATAGGAGCGCCGCAGGAACTTCTGCTCAATGTCGCTGACCTTTAAGTCAAGCACGTTAGCCTCGTGGCAGATCTTCAAAACGACCTTCAAAAACTCGCTTTCACTCTCGCGCCACATTCCCTCGGTCTCTTTGGCGCAGGCTTCCGCGTTCCACCAGCCGTTCTTCATAATGACTGCGCCGTTGTTGGAGCTATCCGCCGTGTTTGCGTTGCCCTGAGAGGGCATCCCCACGATCTGCAAGACCTCCTGATACAGGGCGTCAGCCAAGATCTGCGTCTGGCTCTGGTCGAGCTGTTCGCACAGATAATACAAATCGGAATCATGCCCGCTGGAGTTGGGCGGCAAACTAATCGCGCCAAGCTCTTTCAACTGCGTGACCTGCTCCATGGTGACTTCCACGTTCTTGAACACCATCATCGCCTGAATGAACTGCTCCACACCGTCGATCCGGTTAGACTCAATCAGGTTCAGCGCGTCCAGCAGGTCGATGACCACCTCAAACGCGCCCATTCTCAGAGCGTTGCACGGATATTCGATGATGGGGATCATCCCGAAGTTGTGGGTCTCCACCTTCTTAATGGCCCCGGCGCTGTTGATACTTCCCTCAATGCGGAACACCTGGTTCTGAGTATACACCGTGTATAAGATCTTCCCGGTCTCCACCAGCTCCGCGTCGCTGAGGTACACATAGTTGACCGCCATAATGGGCTTGCGGGTCACGTCGTTGCGCCGGACAACAAACGTATTGCGCGGGTCGAGAGTGTAAATCTCAAAGGGCGCTTCGTCGTACAACTCGTCAGAATCGGCCTTGTCGTTCAGAACCAAGCGGTATCCAACCCCTGTGGTAAACATCCAATCCGCAAGGCTCATATCCTTGGAGGACTTGCCCTCGCTCATCATCATGGAGTTCAGCTTTTCGATCTTGCCCGGTGTTGCGGAATTTGCCCCGCGGGACACATATTGAAGCGGCTCCCCGATGAAGTTTGCCGTCTTGAATGTGACGATCTCGTTGGCCCGGTTCACCACAATGCGATTGCAGATTTCCGGGCGCACATCCTTGACGCGGTACAAAATCGGCTGGTCTCCACGACGATAGTTGTACAGGTACTCCATGTCTGCCCGGTTGGAGGTGTGGATGTGCAGCGCGTCGTTCAGCACCTGGACAACATTGCCCCGGTTGATGATCTCCGCGTTGGTGAAGATCTGTTTTCTACCCAGCAAACGCCGTGGCGTGTTGTTCATCCCATTTCCTCCAGACAAAATAAAAAAGGGCCAGTTACCAAGGATTTCTCGGTAACTGGCCCTGTGGCCCTCTGTTCCAACGCCAGTGCGTCGGCGCTAAACGATTTTCTTTTTTTCGACTTGCAAAACTACAATCTTTCCGTTTTCGGCCTTTACAAGCGCTTCCGTTTTTCCGCTTGCATTGATCGCCTTTTCGATCGCCTGTTTATCTTTATCAGAAAGCGTTAACTTCAAGCAATGTGCCCTCCGTGTAACTACTTATTATCTGCCATGACCCAGGGGGGACGCATCCCCGCTGGGCAGTTACGCGCCTCGCAAGCAACGCAACTTGGCTCTAAGCCGCATAGAGGGAGCGACCCTCTTTCCCGACCTGGGCGGCTTCGCAAAGCCTGCGGCGTGCACCCCCGTCTTTCCGGGGTGTCAGCTCCGTGTACTTTGGAGCGTTTTGCCGTTGGCCGGACTCGAACCTCGCGACATAGGCCACTGTTGGCCCTGCTCTACCGACTGAGCTACAACGGCATATTTGCCCAACCAGAATTTCACTGGCGCTGAGCCGCTTTTATGGGCTGCGGCTTATACTTCCGAAGTATTCCTGCGGGAGTTATTTGCAGGGCCGCCGGGTGGCTGTAAACCACCGTCATGCCTGTCAGCAAGCCAAGCATCAGCGACATATAGTCGCCCGGATATTGCCGCCTCCGGGCCAGGGCGGATCAGCTTAAGGGAGGAAAAGAAGAACATAGAAGGTGAACCCGCAAGAAGCTGTGTGGCCTAAGATCCACACCTACATTATATACCATTTCTTTGTTTGGTGCAACACAAAAATTTTGCTTTTTGCTTAGAATTGGCGTATAATTATAATTTTATGGGCTTAGAAGGGGCGTTTGAAGACCGTGACCTGGCTCGAACTGAACGATTGCACATATTCAGACAGCATTGCCATAGCGTCCGGTACATCGTCGTTTTTGTTCTTCCCGGCCATTGTATAACTGCATAGGAAGTTCAGGGCTTTCCTGTATTCCTTGTCTTTCCGTTCTTTGATAACGGAATCATCTTTGAACAGAAAATGCTCTTTGACATACGGGGAGTTGACGATGATCTTCGTCTCTTTGTTTGCGGTCGTATATTTCGTCGTGACCTTCGTGATACCTCCACGCTCTTTTACGCCAGATTGCACCTTTTCGGCCACACGCCCGCCAGCGGAATTGCTTTCGAATCGGCTCATTTGGACTTTGCGCTTCACCAGTTCGGTCACAAGTCTTGCCTCTACGACCTCCGGGTTGCTGTTGTCGCAGATGATCTTCTCGATATAGAAGTCGTTCCCGTACTGATAGGCGATCGGCATCACGCAATAGTCCGTTCCCCGGTCTTTCGTGTCGCACACGGACAGAATAGCGTCCGGTTCCCGGTCTGGAAGTTCGAAATATCGGCGCAGTTCGTCTGAATTGTATAACAGGCCCTCTCGCTCGATTGGCTGATTCATGTACAGCGCTTTCCAGCTCACTTCATCCATGATGTCCCGCTGT